AAAAAAAAAGAGTGTTTTTTATAGATTTTTTGTCCCCGCCTATGAAGCCCTCGAAGGATTTTTTGATAAGTATGGCAATCCCATTGTTGAAGACCCTGAGTCTCCGGTTGAAACGGTTGAGGGTGACTTCGTTGATATTGGGGCAAAGAAGTACCTCAAAAACGAGAGAGATGCCCTCAAGCATGACGCAAGGGAGCTTAACGAGTACGTCAGGCAGTTCCCGTTTACTATTGACGAGGCAATGCGAGACAGTATTCAAGGGTCTACATTTAATATTGGGAAGATATACGAGCAAATAGAGCACAACGAGGAGCTATTTCCTAACCCGGTAGTTCAAGGTAATTTCTCGTGGAAGGAGGGCCAGGCAGACAAAGAGGTTGTATTCAATCCTAATAAAGACGGCAGGTGGCACCTTTCATGGAAGCCTAAGCCCGAGGAAAGAAACAGGCAGACCACAAGGAATGGAAAGAGATACCCGTCAAACGACCACATAGGTGTGGGTGGCGTGGATAGTTATGACTTAGATTCAACAACAGATAACAGAGGTTCAAAGGGAGCCTGCCACCTGTACAACAAGTTCAATCTAAGTGCGCCCTCAAATATGTTTGTTGCGGAGTACGCTTCAAGGCCACCCCTGGCTAAGATATTCTATGAGGATATATTAATGGCAGCAGTGTTCTACGGGTACCCGTTACTCATAGAGAATAACAAGTACGGAATAGTGAGACACTTTGAGGCACGTGGATACGAAGAGTATGTAATGAAACGCCCAGAACACTTGAAGTCGCCAAACGCTGCATCAAACACAAAGACCAGGGGAATACCCTCAAATTCAGTAGATGTAATACAGGCTCACGCTCACGCTATAGAAGCCTACGTTGAGGAGCACATAGGCATAAACAGTCAGACGGGGGACATGGGCAATCTTTACTTCCAGAGAACACTGGAGGACTGGATAGGATACAAAATAGATAACCGTACTAAGTTTGACCTTACGATATCTAGTGGACTTGCACTGCTAGGTGCCCAGAAATTTAAGCAAGAAAAAAAGAAATCATCATTCGATGACAAGAACTTTTTCAGGAGGTATACCAAGGAAATAACCCGTTGATTAACAGAGTTTTAATTTCGTATCTTTGCTCCAAAGTATTTTGCGAAAGGCTATATGTACAACAACGACAACGACAACGGGAAGTATGGAAACTTCCCAGACCCATTCTCATCCCACGCCAAAAAGACATCTAATGCCTACGGCTTGAAATATGCTAAGGCTATTCAAAAACAGTGGGGTAACGGAGATGACGAACAGAGTTTGTTTCGCAAAAGAATGCGAGAATTTGAGACTAGCAGAGATTATGCTAATGGAACTCAAGATACCTCTGTGTACAAGCAGATTTTAAATTCGCTTGACCCTAACAACGGGGATGGAACTCTAATAAACCTTGACTGGTCACCAGTTCCTATTATACCCAAGTTTGTAAAAATTGTTGTAAACAACATTCTTTCTAGAAAGCCATATCCTAATGTAGTAGCTATAGACCCTCTGTCTCGTACCGAAAAAGACGAGAAGAAGTCTAGGTTAATGTTCAACATTGAGAACCAGGAACTACTAAAGCAAGCCAAGGCTGCTGGAGTAAGTATGGACGAAGAGCTGGAAGGCATCCCAGAAAACAAAGAAGAGGCTGAAATATTCATAGACTCCACAGTAAAGACAGACGCAGAGATTGCAGCACAGCTAGGAACAGCTATGACTCTCGAGTGGAATGATTTTGACCAGCGTGTTTTTCGCAGAGCGGTAAACGATTTAGTTGCCTGTGGTATGGCGGTTGTTAAAAGAAACAACGACCCTAACTACGGTATTACAGAGGAGTATATTGACCCAGCTATATTTTTTCATAGCTACACGGAAGACCCAACATTCTCAGACCTAGTATATGCAGGACATGTTAAGAAGATTAGCATCTCAGAACTTAAGCGTCTCGCTGGTGATGAACTTACAGAAGAGCAATATGAATCAATCGCTCAAAAAGTTAAGTCAAAATACCAGAACAATGCATCAAGACTTTCTCATAAATACTATGACGAATCCCTAGAGAAGACTAATTTCGGTTACGATGAGTTTATCATAGAGGTAATGAGTTTTGAGTTTATCTCTACAGATAATATGCATTTTGAGGAAAAAAAATCTAAACACGGAAACACAGGGTTCCACTACAAGGGTTTAGAGTACACGCCACCAAAAGAATCTATCTACGACAGGAAACCAGTAAATCTAACCACAGCAACTGTATATGGAGGAAACTTCGTTGTAGGGTGTGACTATGTTTATGGGTATGGACAGCAGGCTAATGTTCCTAAGAATATTCACGATTTAACTAAGGCTAGACTATCGTACTCTGTTGCTGCAACAAACATCAGAAGAATGATGCCGAAGTCGCTTGTTAGCTCCGTGATAGGATTCGCTGACCAGCTTCAGTTGTCTCACCTAAAGCTTCAGCAAGCCATCGCAAAGGCTAAGCCTGATGGACTCATAGTTGATGTAGAGGGTTTAGAAAACGTTCAGCTAGGTAAGGGCGGGGAACTACAGCCTCTAGAAATCCAAGACATCTACGAACAAACAGGTGTGTTCTATTATCGTTCAAAAAACCCAGAAGGTGGATTTCAAAACCCTCCAGTCAGGTCTATAGAGAATGGTATAAGAAACATAAACGAGCTCATAGCTATATACAACCACAACCTCAGACTGATTAGAGATACAACAGGTATCAACGAAGTCATGGACGGAACATCTCCTAAAGGGGAGCAGCTAGTAGGTGTGCGTCAGCAAGCAATGGCAGCGGGAAACAATGCTATTTACGATATAACTAATTCCTCAATCTACTTGTACAGTAGAGTCTGCGAGGATATCGTGAAGTGTTTGCAGATAATACCACCCAAGTCTATATTGTTTGCTGTTTACGAGAAGGCAATAGGCACCAAGACAATGAGCATACTCAAGTCTTTTTCTGACCTTCCAATGTATAATTTTGGAGTTAAGGTTCAGACAGAGATGGACGAGACGGAGAAGATGTATCTAGAGCAAAACATTCAGGTAGCTATCTCGCAAAAAGAATTAGATATAGAGGACGCTATAGCTGTAAGACAATTGAGAGACATTGACCAAGCGGAAAGACTGCTTATAGTCAGACGTAAAAAAAGAATGAAGTTGCAGCAGCAAATAGCGATGCAGAGCTCTCAGATGCAGGCCCAGGCAAGCCAACAAACTGCCATGGCAACTTCCCAGGGCAAAATGCAGGAAATTCAGGCGCAGACTCAGTCTAAGATTGCTGAAATACAAGCAGACGCGCAAGCTAAGGCACAGCTTCTACAGCTAGAGTACCAGCTCAAGGGTCAGATGGAATCCATAAAGAATGACGGGCAAATGCAAGCCAGGGATTACGACATGAAGTTTAGACAGTCTCTTGAGGGTAGCAAAGAAGAGGCTAAGGATGAGAGAGTTAAAAAACAAGCTGTGGAGCAGTCAAAGCTAATATCTCAGCGTCAAGGAAAGAGAGAAGAGCTGAAGGAAGAAGGGGATGACCTGATGGACTTGCTAACTTCTTCATAACCAGTAAATTACTACCTTTGTAAAATGGCAAACAAAATAAACCTAGACGTAGCTAAAAGAGTAGACATCACCTGTAGAAAGGGTGATACGTTTGTTTTGGATTTAGCTTTTACTGACGCAACGGGTACAGCCTTTGACCTAACTACCTATACATGGAAGTTAGATGTAAAAGAAACTGATGACTCTGTTGCTGATATTATATCAGACACCTCATTCACTTACGCTGGAACATCATTAGGTGCTCTAACGATAACTGCTACAGCAGCAGCTATGGCAGCAGTAGATGGTGGTTTATACGTGTATGACTTGCAGTCTACAGCTTCAGGAGTGGTAACAACTTGGGTATACGGTGTGTTCCAAGTAAACGAAGATATTAGTGAGTAATAATATAGAGATAAAAGGCGGAGATGTTATATCTGTTAACGCGCCACAGCAAGAAACTTTAAGTGTTTCAATAGCTCAAGGCGGAGGGAATAGCGTTGTAATATCCGGAGTTAAAGCGGGAATCACAGATGCTGATTTTTCATTTTTACAAGACAGTCCATCTAATACATGGACTATAAATCATAATTTAAATAAACACCCATCAGTAACTGTTGTTGACTCTGGTCAAAATGTTGTTTATGGTGAAGTTCAATATACAGATACAAATAACCTAACCGTAAGTTTTAATGCCACGTTTAGTGGTAATGCTTACTTAAACTAAACTAAGCTCTATGGCTATTAAGTTTTTATCGGGAATAGACCTAAGCGGTAGTCTAGACCTTAACAAGAATGAGTTGAGAAATGCAGTAATGCATTCACTCGGAACTGCACCATCAAACCCTGTAGAGGGCCAGATGTACTGGCATTCAACAGACAAGAAGCTCTACATCTATGATGCAACAAACACAGCGTGGGCTGACGTAACTGGTGATATTACATCGGTTGCTTCTGGAACTGGTGTTAGTATAAGCGGAGGCTCTGGCGGTACAGCTACTGTCTCTCTATCTCATTTAGGATTAGAAAGTCTTGCAGCTATTTCTAGCGAGAGCGATGATGGAATCTTCATGTATGAT